GGATTGACGAATGCGTTTTCCCAACGCTTGACAATTTCAGGCTGGATTCTCCGCAAGGTCGGATAAATAAACCAACCGCGCGAACCGCGACCTTCACGACCTGACCACACTGGAAATTGCTTTTTTGTGTTAGAACCAAATTCATTACCTGCCCACAATTGCTGCGTCGTACCGCCGCCCGAAAACTTTTGCGCTGCGAAGCCGTAACTGATCTCGCCAATTTTTGACGACTTTGAAACTCTTGCACCAGTGGCAATTCGTACCTTTGCAGTTTGATTTGTTGTGCTGGTTGCCGCTGCGTCAATGACGCTTGAACGAACATAGTCAGCCAATTCGCTGCTGATCACTTTCGCCTGGTTGGTTGCTTCTTCGTCCATTGCTTTGAACGAACGGGTTATGGCGCGCAATTCCGCTTTGTCATAACTGATCGCGTCAGTTGCCATTTGCCCGCCTTTCCAAAATCTCGATAACCGTCAGAATGTCCTCGGCTGATTCAAATTCGCTGGGCGGTAGCCCCGTTGCCAGGGCTACTTCCCACACGATTCGACTTAGGCTTCCGACTGGGTGGCTTTTGGGTTTGCTTCACCGACGATCACTTCGGAAATGGTTTCCGTCCATGCTTCAATTGGCTTGACTGGCTTACCAGCTGCTTCTCGCTTCATGGCGTGATAGGCAAGAAATACCAAATCAGAAATTCCGATTTTTTCCTGTGCCTGGGCAATGGTGTGACCCGTGTGCTTTTCCCATTTCACCCACTCAGGCGGTGCCGCCGTGTAGGTGATTTGGTCGCCGTTGTTGTATTCAATTGTGATTGGTAACTTCATTTTGTCTCCCGATTAGTAGTTTTTAACTAAATGTTTCAGTAGGTGTTCCCACCACGATAAATGATAGATCAACAGTCTGTGCGTCAGGTGCTGACCCGCCGACTGCTGGAAATACTGGCATAACTGCAAATGCAAAAACTGCACCAGTTACGGCAGTCAATGAAACTGCAAGTGTTGTGTTTGGTGCTGATTCGCATGCAGTCCATAATGCTTCGCACAATGAACCAGTCGCGCCCCAGTCTGCAAGCATTGAAACGTCGAATGTCCACTGGTCGTCAATGTGCTTGTAAGCCTTGCCATCAAGTGTTTGGTAAGTCTCGACTGTTGGTGAGTTGGCAAGAACTGCGCTGGTCGCCTGCGCGTCATAATTAACAGTGGCAATGGTCACGACTAAATCGCGACCAGTAATGATTGTCGTTGGCATTTTGTCCCCTATGTTGTTTGTGTGTAGTACGTTGAAACGTTGATGTCAGCAACCAACATGGGCGACTGACCCACTTCAAGAACCGTCGGTTTTTCAATCTGACCTACAACGTATCCTGCGGGCATAGCCGCAAGAATTCCTATGATGAGTTTTTCCAGGTTGTCCAATGAACCTGCATTGCTATTTGAAGCAACAATTGCAGTGATCGCAAAATTGAGTTTGACTTTGACTGCGCCTTTACCGATAAGCACAATTTCGCCATACGGTGAATCTGGAACGATCACGATTGCTGGCGGGATTGGCGATTCGGGAACTGACGCATAGCACGTTGCCGCTAATCCTGAAAAGGCGTTGGCTAAGGCTGCGCGGGTTTCGGCAATTGAATTGGCGGGCATTACTGCACCACGGTTTCAACGTCCAGGAATGGCATTAAGAGCGTACTGACGCGATTCGTTAAACTTCTCCCCATACGATAGGGGGTCGAAGTAAAATCGACTCCTTCGATCTGTCCACCAGCGGCAACGCGTGACTGGAACACTTCAACGCTGACTGCAAGAATTGCTGATTCAATTGCTGGGTTGTTTGCATAGATTGCAGCAGCTGAATAGCCTGACAATGTTGCAGAACCTTCTGGAATGATGTCGCGCACTGTTACGTTCGACGACGTAATGGCTGCGGTGAAATGATAATCGGCAGTTTCAAGAACGGTGACGGTTGCCGTGAATGGTGCTGGCAAGCCAGTGACAACAATTGATTGACCTGCCACGAAATAGTGCGGGCGCTGCGTGTAATACGTCGCCACGTTGCTTTCTAATTTGTAAGCCCTGACCGCTGAAGTGTTTGCAACCAGCATGGGCAAAATGACGGCTTCACTGGTGTTAATGATTTCGTCAAGATAAGCGTCCGAATAAAGAGAAACGGACACGCCAAGAACTGTGCGCAATTGACTTGCGGTGACTATTGCTGGCATGTCCGTTTCCTTTCGATCGACTGCGGCGAGATCGGGAGAACCCGCCGCATGCTTATTTGTTAGTCTGTGAAGTTATTGCGGAATGCGCCACCCGCAAGTTTGACCGCAGTTGCACCGAATGAATACACACCCACGGTGATTGAACCGTCAGCAGTTGATTCAGCACGCAATTGGTACTGGCTTGATTCGTACCATGTGTACGCGTTTGGATTGACGACGATTAGTGAACCGTCAGCTGCTGCCGCTGGTGCAGCAAAATCAGCATAAAGGTCAAGACCAGCAACGTTGCCGCGCAATGATGTTGGGTTGATCTGACCGCCCGCGTTCATTGGTTGTGCTGCGTTGTAAATTGGTCGTCCATTGTCGTTCAGTGCCATTGCGTTTGCCCACTGGTCTGAACCCATGATGATGTTGCGTGCAAAGTCCTGTGTGTTTGAATAAACACTTGCAGCACCGCGTGAAACGTATGAAAGCAATTGTGTTGCAGTTGGTACGGCAGCAAGTGTTGTGCCGTCGATTGTTGCGTTTGCAACAAGCACTGCGTTTACTGAAGCATTCTGTGCCTTAGCCATTGCAGCGACCATGTTGCGTAGCAATTCGTCGAAGAATAGTGGTGAAGAACGTTCTAACAATTCGACGGAAAACTTCTGTTGTCCCGCGAACTTCTGAACGCTTACTGAAAGGAATGCTGATTCCTGGTCAGTGTTTGAAAATGCTGATGTTTCTGAAGTTACTGCAACAGTTGGCATTGCAGTGATCTTAGGAATTTCAAAAGTCATTCCAGCGTCAGGCAATGTGCCACGGCTGATTGCGTCAATGCTTGGGCGAATTGTGTTGCCAAGACCATTGATGATTTCAGTCAATTGACGTGTTGGAACAAGTCCAGCATTGTCAGTTGTTGTTGCGCCATTGTTTGCAGCGTGAACGTAATCGCGAGCGTCAAGATCTCCCATTGAAGCGCGGATTGTGTTTTCTAGGTACTTTGCAGCGGTAACTTCAATGCGTGGCTTTGTTGTAAAGCCGCCCACCTTTGGTCGCGCTGACGCAGTGATTGATTCTGCGGCTTCTACCGTCTCGACGGCTTCCGCTTGTGTGACGGTGTTATCCACTTCGTCTCCTTCTGTTGTTGGTGTAACTTCAGGTTCGATTGTCGAATCTGAAACTTCGTTTTCGTCAGCGGTTGTTGCGGCGACTGATTCGACGCGGGCTGATCGGATTGCGGGTTCTGATGTCAATGCAACGGCAGTCAATTCGCCTGAGAGAATGCGAACCGTTCCGTCTTTAAGTGTTTCGTATTCATCAAATGAAACTTCAACGCTGAAACCGTCACGCAACCCTTCCTGGGCTTCAACAAGTGCGTCGTTGCCTGCGGTGGTCTGTGCGATCTTAAATGTTGCGTCAATCCCCTTGTTATCGGCTGACATTGCTATGTCTAATGTTTTTCCGATTCTGCGAGTACGGTCATGTTCAAGGTTAAGCAAAACGGCGGTTGGTTGTACCGAACCAGCAGCAAATTGAACTTTTCCAATTGAAGCATTGCCAGTTTCTTCAAATGTAACAATGCGACCTGTGATTGTGCGACTGTTTGAATCAGCTGCGGTGATCTGCATTGGTGTGATTACTTTTTTCGTCATAGCAGCATGTCCTCTTCTTCGCGTATTTCGTCGATCGACATTGCGCCGATACGATTTAAGATTTCATAAACTTGCGCGCGCTCGTAAGGATTGCCACGAAGGAAGTCGTCTAAATCAAACGACACGCGATTTCCTGCTGGGGTGAAATCCGCAAAAGATAACCTTTGCTCAATAATTGACATGTAATTGCGGAACGCAAAATCAACCAGGTCGCGGCGCTTGTCTAATGCGTTTGAATAAGTAAATGATGATTGCTGCGAATCTGTGAAGTATGCGGGCAAGCCTGCGGCACGGGACAGTTCCAATGCGAGATAGTTACGGGCTTCATTTAATTGAAGATTTTTTGGGTCGTATCCAATTGTTGAAAGATCAACGTCAGCGTTCAAATAAATCACTGACTTCTTTGCACGGTTACGAATTGCACCCAATAACTTCGAAACACGATCCGCCGGCAATGAAGTACCGTTTGATTTCAAAACCATTTGCGGAATTGGGTCAGCGGCAAAATCTAGGGCAGCACGTTCCAATGCAGCAGCAGCGCGAATTGTACGACCTGCGCGATTAAGCAAACCTTCTTGCGCGCCCGCAAAAACAACAAGGTTCGCTGGGTCTACATAAGAACCGTCGATTGAATAAGAAACAATTTCTGTTCCTATGCCGTTTGTTTGAATTGTTACGCGTTCAGGTGCAACACGTTCCATTGCACGAATTTTGCCTGTGTCTGCATAACGTTCCATGACGTAGGCATAAGCCGAAGGAAAGAAAAACAAATCGGAAATAATCCATGACCAAAACGTTGTGCCTGGAATTCTTGGGTCAGGCTGATTGATCACGCGTGGCTGCGTTACCTTTTCGCCTGTTGCTTCGTTGCGTGTGTGCATTGGTAATGACGCAACTGTTTGAATGATTCCAAGTGCGCGTGCAACTGTTGGCACGGACATTGCTTCAGATCGAATTGCGCTAGTGATACCCGAAAAGAATAACTGTCCCTGTTCTGGGTAATACGGCGCAATAGCAGCTGCGTCCACCGAAGCGGCAGTGACGGCTGCCTTCGGCTTCTGCGGAACGAACAAGTCAAATAAACCCATGTGCAAATTGTGTCAGGCTTATACGATCAACCCACCATGATGTCAAGATCATTCTCTGGGCGTGTCGCAAAATGTGTCACCAGGGCAACCGCGACTGCACCGCAAACAACCGACTGTGAAGCCCTGCGACCAATAACCCAGCCGCCGTCACCACGACGCAATTGCACTGCTGCCAAAACTTCTTCCGACAATTGTGACTGACCACGGTGTTTCAAACGCCCTGAATTGATCGCCGACAACATTTCGTCGCATGCCTGCGGATAAACGCCGTCCATGTCGAAAATTGGAATGCCAGCAGGTGCAAGGCGTGCGGCTACGGCTGCGCTTGTCTTTCGACTGTAAAGGACGTATTCGGTCGGATACTTTCGCGCGTAATCTGCCAAGTCGTTGGCAATTGCTTTGTCGTCCAATTGAAGATCGTTTTGCCAAGTGTGCAGCAATTTGACAACGAAATTTTCGTTTCCAAGTTTCTGAGCGCCAACGAGACTTGCGTGCCTACGATCAGGCGAAAGATCGATTGCCAGCCAGGTCAATTTGTCAATGTCAAGATCAGCTGATTTGTCCAGGCAGTTACCCCAGGAAGCAGCGTCCACTGCGCTATTGATCGCAATAACCCAGCGGCACAACACTTCAGTCATTACAACGTCAGCAGGGTCGTTCAAGACTGATTTGATGTTGTCGGCATGAATCAATGTGCCCATTGAAGGATTTGAATGACGGGCATTTTCCACGCTGATTTCGTCGGTTGGTGCTGACCATTCAAAATACCCAATGTCATCTTGCACCCCTGCAATTGAAGCCAGGGCACGATCGCGGAATTGATTTAACACCACGCTGCTGGAATCACCCGCGTTTGTGTACGCCATGACCATGGGATTGGTCGCCGCCATAAGGGTATAGCGAAGCGACGCAAACGATTCAATGTCGGTCATTTCGCGCAATTCGTCCAGGTGAATTGTCGAAGGTCGGGAAACACCACGGGCAGCCGAACCGCCCGCACGTACAATGAACCGATTTCCCGTGAGTGTTTCGATTTCCTCGCCGCCATGTTGCCAACGTATCTTCTTGACCTGTTTTGCCAGCGAATCATTCTTTTCAATGATCTGCACCATTGCCCTGAATTGTTCAAGGGAAGTTGACAAGCGGTGCGCCGAACCGATTTGAAGGTTTTCGTCCCACAAGAACAAGCCGCCCAAAATCCTGATCAGCTGAAGAAATGATTTGCCGTTCTGACGTGCAACCACGATCGTGTTGACTGGGGTTGCCCACCTACCGTCGGGCTTGACCTTGTGTGTGTGGATAAGCGCGAATTTCTGCCAGTCCATAAGATCAATGCCCAAACTGCTGGCAAGATCGATCAATTCACCCCCGCGTGAAGGTAAATCGTTCAGTGGCGTGTGGATTCGTGGGGTTTGAACCCCAAAAACGGGAATAACGGCTTCTGTGTCCCTACCCAAAACCGTTTGCAGCCCTTTTAAGCCTTCTTCGGTCGGTTGCTGACCTTCTATGACCTTTTCAGTCATTTTCGTGGCTTCTTGAGTCGTTTGGGGGGAGAATCGAACACGAAAGGGTCAGGGTCCCCT